GTACTGTTCAACCCACTCCTTGGCATCCTTTATTGTCTGGTGTTTGATAGGGGTGACATACTTTCCCTCAAGCGTTTTGAACTTAGTCTCACGCATGACAGGACAAAACAATGTCGGCGAGTATTTAACCTTTCGATTAATTCTTTCGCCGTTGACAACCTCACGCAAAAGTAAGTTGTTGCCCCATTGCTGGATGTTCGTATAAAACCTCATGATCAAAATGTACCATAATTAAAAGTGAAAGTCAAGGGTTAATTGGCATCTTCTTTTGTTTTTCCAATATTATATTTTGTCTCAAGTGTCCAATCAGACTTATCTTTGAAACTAATAATCTTGATCTGACTAAGTGGTGACATGGGTTCAGTTGAACCTACGATGTCGATCAGACCCCAATCTTTTAATAAACTTGAAATCCTGTTTCTACGCCCAATATCGTTCTCACTAATATTAGTCTCTTTGCCATCAAGTGCAAAAAGTTCTTTGAAATGCACAATGTAGTACTTTCCCTGTTTATGTAAAATGTGACAGGATTGGTAGAGTTTCTTTTCTTTTCTTGAAGCAACACCGATTCTTGACAGTGTTTCTCTGACTTTCAAAAAGTCATCTGGTTCTTTCAATGTCACTTCAAGCATTTGTTCTTTAGTAAAACTAACGCTTTCCATTTTTACCGCCCTTATTCAATTTATCCTTTATTATTTTAAGTTGTTCATCATTAAGTATGTTCAGAGCAGATTTTGCTTTTTCATTACTATAACCATAATACTCTTTTACATACTCTAAGTTTTTAGATTTGCTCGATCTCTCCCAAGGAGCAAATCTTTTTCGTGTTCTCAAACTATTTAGTAAAAAAGTATATTGCATTTTATTGTCAAGATGGTGTAGACGATTCATCTCATTTACAAGCATTACTGTATCCCCAAAGGGAGCAAGACACTTATTAACAACATATGCTGGATATTTCTTTTCCCACTCAACATCACCATCGTCCATCAAATTATTCTTTTGATAATTGATAGAGTTGAGATATTCTTTCAATTCATACATAACTAAACTTTTTCAGTTTTGAATACAATACATGTTCTTAACAAAAAACACTTCTTTGTAACTGGCATTGCCTGATGCAGTTTCTTTGCTTCAAAACCAATCAGTCTGTTTCCCTTATAAGGAATGATTGTTGATGCTGTCATATCTTCTTCATAGATACTTGTTCCACCACCATAGATGTCTTTCCATTCAAGATTAGGATAATAAATGTAGGTAATCTCACCATCATCTCTGTGAATAGTTGGTTCAACACCTGGCGTGTGTGCGTTGAGATAACAACGAACAATCTTGGTTGGTGGCAACGCTGTGTTGTTCTGAATCTTTTCCCATAAAGGAATTAGATAGTCAAAACCTTTTTCAGCCATTTCTTCGACAGAGTGACCAGCAAGTGTATGCCAGTGTCTATCTGGTTCATTTGCATTTGACTTATAGTGCCAATGCCAATTAAAATCTGTGTTGTGAATACATCCGTCTATTAACATAGCAAGATGTTCTTCCATAAAATTGTCTGTACATATAATCATTTAAATTTCACCTGACTCATTAATTCTGTCATACACGCTAACAGATTGATTTCTTGATCTGCAACAAAGGCAGCTTTGTATTGATAATCACCCAAGATAACTACGGCATGCGGAATAGTAGCATGGTCGATATTATCATAGAGAGAATCATAAATTGTTCTAATAATCCTAGAGGCGTCATTATCAATATTATTAACAATCCACTTACGAACATTGGTAAACTCCTTGTTCTTTAGGAATGTCATCAGTTCCCTGATGTTCTCATTACTTATATTGACTAAAATACCTGCATCTATCTGACCAGAGGCAGAGTACCTTTGTAGTTCATTCAGAACTCTACGCCAATCTGGAAAGTGTGCATTGATTAGTTCAGCAACTGCTTTGGGTTCAAATTTGATCTCTTCTTTATTAAGAATGTCGATAGTTCTCTTAAAAAATGTTTCAGCAAGTTTTACTTTTTGACCATTCTTAATTTGGAAATCAATATTCGAGCATCTAGATTGTAAAGGGTCGATCAATCTGTTCTTATAGTTACATGTCAGAATAAATCCACAGTTCTTGTGAAATTCTTCCATAAAACCACGCAGAGCAGGTTGTGTCGATTGTGGATTAAGATAGTCCGCCTCATCTAAGATGATGTACTTACGGCCGCCTTCAAGCGACACTGTTGATGCAAAATTCTTAATCTTAGTTCGAAGCACATCGATACCAGATTCTTCTGAACCGTTGATCATCATCCATGTCGAACCGACCTGTTCTACCATCGCCTTTGCAACAGTAGTTTTACCAGTGCCGGCAGACCCAGACAAAATCAGATTAGGAATATGACCCTGATCAACAAACTCTTGAAAAGTTTGTTTTAGATCAGTTGGTAGAATACAATCATCTACTGTCGCTGGTCGATATTTCTCGACCCACAGATAGGTATCCATACTTAAACCTCGTATGTTGATTCGGGTTCAAGTGCAATCCAGTATTCCACATTGTCAGTCTTAGATTTGAAGTGTGAAATGTTTTTCTTTGAAATAGTTACATCGTAAGACCCAGGCAACAGTTTTAAGTTTTCTACTTTGAAGAAGAACTTAAATTTTGCATTATTAGATGACTGATTAACTTCCAAAGAGAAGTTGTTTGCAGTATCATTTTTCTTGTCACGAACAGTGAGGAAACTTCCCTCATCATTTCTTTCAAATACAAGATCGGGCGCTTGAATTACGGATGCCGCTTTCTTTAGTTGATTAAGATCATCGCTAGTAAGTTCAAATGTCACATCAGCTGATGGCATAGTGATTGTCTTACTAGGTGATGTGACTACGGATGGATCAGAGTAGAAGTACTTGAGTTTTGTACCACGACTGTTTTCTTCTTTAATCACAAGGTGACTGTCATCGAAATCGATTACAGGTTCTTTGAACAAACTTGTAGATGACAAGAACTCATTCAAGTCATAGATGGCAATCTCTCTTGGAAAGGTTTCTTCGATTGACGCCTTTGCCACAATGTTTTTCATTGCAGACATTGTGGTAATTGTGTTACCTTCTTTGATCAATAGATTTTGATTGATCGTTGAGAAGTTTTTTAACACATTCACTGTTTCACTATTCAGCTTCATTATTTAACTCCATGTCAAGGTTGTATAGTGCAATCATACTATAGTGCAAGATTTTTAGCAAGTCTTTTCTGTTCCTACCGTCTTTTTTACCAAAGCGTTGGGCATACTTCATAATATTCCCAAAACAGAAACCCTCACCATGTCCACTGTCTATGATAAATTCAGTTGCCTGATATTTGTTTTTAGAGTAGTGTTGGGTGTAAGTACTAATGATGTAGTCTTGCAATTCATCAAGGTACTTGTCTTCATTATAACGATATACTTCTGGCATTATCTATAACTCACCTTTATATCCATGTGTTTACCAATATCAACACAACTACATTTAACCCAACTAGGGAATACAAGTAATACACCTTTTTCATGAGGATACTTTTCTTCTACTGCTGGTCTTAGTTGATGCTCTTTTGTTTCTTCTTTACCCCATGTAAAGGTAGTCTGGCCACCATCTTCAAAGAAAAGTAACATCTGAATTTGATGTTCCCATTCACCAAAGGATGTATCGATGAACATATCCTTATCATCAAAACGCCAATCGATGTTTAGTTTCTTTTCAAGTTGAAAGTTTTTCTTGAGGAATGTTT